CTGGAGACGTGTACTCAATGAGTTGCAACGTCATTCTATTGGTGGTACTCTGAATCTTAGATGTATCATTAGTGACGTTAATGATAACTACAGTGTCCTATTCAAAGCAGTAAAGCAGAAAGACTTCAAGAAGATGCGTGGATGGGTAGTGGAGAATATGGATATGGAACCTGCGTCTATCTTCCGTGGTATATATGATGCCATGAATGAATATGTTGCACCTGCTTCTATCCCACAACTTGTATTGATTCTCGCAGATTATCAATATAAAAATGCGTTCGTGGCAGATCACGAACTTAACTTAGTTGCCTGTATGACAGAGATCATGGCAAACGTAGAGGTGAAATAATGAACCAGAAAGAACTATTCGACAACCTTGAGGTGACAACTGCATCTAAGAAAGCATTGTTAGATAGGATGGGAGAACCAAATATCAACCGTCTTATAGCACAAGTAGAACGTTGGCACGAAGATCGTAATCTGATCGATGGTGCTACTGATAAGGATCAAGTATGTAAGTTGATCCAAGAGGTTGGTGAGTTATCTGATAACGTATGTAAAGAACGTGACGTAGCAGATGATATCGGTGACATCATGGTAGTGCTGATCAACATTGCAAAACGTAATGGGTTACCTCTGGAGCATTGCCTCGCAGTTGCCTATGCTGATATTAAAGATCGAAAAGGAAAGATGGTAGATGGTATTTTCATTAAAGAGGAATAAACCTACCAAGTGGGACTTCGCACACATGAGAACGGCAATGAACTATGCCAATCTTTCTCATGCCAAAAGACTCAAGGTTGGTTGCGTCATTGTAAAAGATCATAGAATTATTTCTATTGGTTACAATGGACAACCCGCAGGATGGGACAACAAGTGCGAACATTTCGATGAGAAGAAAAATGATCTGGTAACATATGATACAGTGATTCATGCGGAATCTAATGCAATCACAAAGGTTGCAATGTCCTCGGAATCATGTTATAATGCTACCATATATACTACTACAGCACCCTGTTTAGATTGTGCTAAACTAATCTATCAGAGTGGTATAAGTAAAGTATATTATAAAACTAAACATTTGAGATGCGATGATGGTATCGTATTTCTACAAAAATCTGGTGTTACATTATGTCAACTGTGAAAAAATTATCACCATTCGACTTTCTGAATTCTATTAATAGTACTAAGAAAGATCTAATGGAAGATCCAGACACTGAGAATCAGTACGTGCCATTCGTGGTTAATCGTAGTCTTTCTTATTTCCCCGATACTGTTGCAATCGCAAATGAGATGAATAAGTATCACCACCTTGATGCTAAGTTACAATATCAATTTCTTATAAATATAGTTAGGAAACGAAAACGTTTCTCTAAATGGATTAAATCTGATTTGGAAAATAATATTGAGAAGGTGAAAGAGTATTATGGTTACAGCATGGATAAAGCACGCCAAGTTATGCCACTACTCTCCACTGATCAACTTAACATAATAATTAATAAGGTGGACAAAGGTGGAAGAAAATAATATCGTGGAATGGAATTCGGGGTTGATGCTTGAGGTTACTCTCGCAGAACCAGATGACTTCCTCAAAGTAAAAGAAACATTAACTCGTATTGGTATTGCCAGTAGACGTGACAACAAACTATTTCAGTCTTGTCATATTCTGCACAAGCAAGGTCGATACTTCATTGTACACTTCAAAGAACTCTTCATGTTAGACGGTAAGAAGTCTAATCTCGAAGACGGTGATGTACAACGTAGGAACACAATCGCAACACTACTACAAGACTGGGGACTCGTGGAGATCCAGAATAAAGAAGTTGCAAAAGAATGTGCACCTATGAGGACTATCAAGATCATTGGTTTCAAAGATAAAGATCAATGGGAACTATGTCCTAAATATAATATAGGTAATAAATGAGTCAGTGGATATTTGAAAAGTTAGCACCTTATGCTATTAAGTTTAGAGAATGGTCTAAGAATAAACTCTGGGTAAAGATTCCGTTATGGATCCTTATTGCATGGATGTTAGGTGTCTTTAATCCTTATTGGTGTGTCTATCCTGTTTGTTGGGTTCAGTAAATATGTTTGGTATATTTGATAATAAAGATGAAGAGATATCAGAGAAGAAACCTTTCTTTGGTAAACTCCCCCTTGATGTAAAAGATGTATATGACTGGAATAAGCATATAGATTTACTCAACACTCATCCAGATAAGTTGGTTGATTCCAACAGTAAAAAATTTAGGATAGGTCTTAACAATTTTCATGATAGACCGTCTGCTCCACAGTTTGCTCGTGATATCGAGCAAGAGATGCAGGATGTATTTTCCCTGCACGGAAACAAAATTACAAACATTGCCTTCACGGGCATTGGAAAGAATTCTGACTCTTACCCTTGGCACGCTGATACCATGGACGTGTTTTTAGTACAAGTTCTGGCATCCGTTGAAATGCGAGTGGAGGGTCATAATAACGATGAACCATTCTGGTTCAATCCAGGCGACTATGTGTGGTTGCCTCGTGGGACTCACCATCAAGTGATACCCCACGACAGTCGGGTCAGTTTTTCCTTCGGGGTCGAAGGGGATCCAGATCCAAGTATTTATTTTTAAATTAGTTTGCTTTTAAGATTCTAATTTGTATAAATACTGTCGGATATGCCGAATAGGTCGGGTATCCATTTAACTTGCTATTTAATAGGAGAAAACTATGACTAAAACTTTATTTCCACCACAAACTTTTGTAGGTTTTGAACATCTACTAAACGAACTGGACTTCATCGGTAGGAGTTCTCACGACAACTACCCACCCCATAATATAGTAAAGGTCGCAGAGGGAGAATTCCTCATCGAACTTGCTGTGTCTGGGTTTACGAAGGACGAAATAGAAATTGAACAGAAAGAAAGAACCTTGTCGGTTTCTGGAAAACATGAGAAACGTGATAGAGAATATGTCCATCAAGGAATCTCACAAAAACAGTTCAAACGACAATTCCGACTATCCGAGTACGTAGAAGTAAACGGTGCTTCGCATGTCGATGGCATCCTGTCAGTCAGTCTGAAGGTTGTCGTGCCAGATGAGAAGCGACCACGAAAAATAAGTATTTCATAACTTTTCGTGGAGGAAAATCATGAACCCAAGCAAAACTGTAAAACGCTTCAGTCGAAGTGAGTCAGTTGGGAATGTGATGTTATTAGTTGTTACTATGTTTACCATGGCAATTGCTATAGCACCACTGGTCTAATTGACAATTTTAGAGGGGCGCAAGTCCCTCTAATCTTTAGGATATATAATGAGTATGATTGCTTATCAAATTATAATAAAAGACGATCCAGTCTCTGAAGAATACGCACAGTTATCTCGTGAATCCTTCAAACCATTAACAGACGCAGGTATCCTTGAGATACGTACGTTTGATGCTATAACACCAGACTCCCCCGAATTCGAAGAACATAAGAACAGATACGTCTGGGAGAAGTCTTTGATGGTCGGAGATATGAAAGGGCAAGGTGGCAAAGATCTCCCTATGCATTCTCCAACAGAGATCGCAGGTATGTGTTCTCACTGGGAACTTATGCGTATGCAGTCCGAGACAGAAGAGATGTTCCTTGTACTCGAACACGACACTTGGTATAATGATGATGACATCGAATACTTCAAGAAACTTATTGAGATGGATGCCCTGTATCTAAACATTGGATTGTTTATGGGGTGTTATGGATTTGAACAGCAGACTGCCGAATACCAATATGAGTTGTTATCAAAACGAAAATTCCCAATCAACTGTGGGCCCTACTGTGTTCTCAATAGATTGTTCCAGACATATACTACAAGATACCTACAACTCAAAGAAGTAAAGTATAGGGGAAGGGGAGTAACTGCTGTACACCCATGGCACCATTGTGATACTCTACATCTTGGTTGGGATGTAAGAAAACCATTCAATGAATATGATCCATATAGAGAAACGAATAAATGGTATACACCAACAACCCAAGTCATATCAAAACAATTAAAGGTGACTCAAGAACATCATTCTTACAAGGATGAACACATTGAAGAACCTTGGAAGAGACATAAATTATTTCATATTGTCCCTTGACATTTACTGTCTAACCTGTTATAATGGTCACCATGAAAGATAATATTATAGATTACTGTAACAATCCATACAAAGTTCCTATGTTCACTCATAAGGAATGGCACGACATACGTGCACGTAATACACATTCAGATGATCAGCATACTGGATCTGTTTGGTTTATGGAGCAGGTGAAGGACTATGTCAGTAATCACAAACCCCCGTTACCTATCAAGAGACCGACTATAAATGAGATGTCGGACTCATTCAATAAACTATTAAACAGTAACAGCAAGTCCAATCTCAAGAAGAATCTGGATCCTACTACTGTACGTAATAAGTTTGATGAGAAGGTAGAAGTTAAGTATGCTATGTCATGCGGTCATAACTTCAATGATGTGAGCAATCATTTCCACTGTGACAATCGTTACACTTGTGGTCATGCTACCGCCGCATCATCACAGTATGCGTGGGACAATCCATACTCTTCAAGATTTCATTCTATGATGTTGTATCTGTTCCGTGAGTTCAAAGGAGAAACCTCTCCGATTGATGAGCAGAAGTATCGTGCTATGTTCAGACTCTCTGGATATGTTGCTACACAGTTCAAACCATCTGTTGCTAAAACTATATACGAGACCGAAGGTGCGAGGAAAGTAATCGACATCTCTTGTGGATGGGGTGACAGACTTGCGGGTTTCTATACATCTAATAATACCTCAGAGTATCTTGGATGTGATCCCAACACAGAATCATATGAGTTATACAAGAAGCAGTGTGTTGCATACGAAGAGTTATTGCAATCACCATTGTTTCCTGTAGAGACTACCTTCACCGATCATGGTGATTGGTTCGAGGTGACTGGATCTAAGAGGGTACGCATATATAACAAACCTGCCGAAGATATGGACTGGGATAATATATGTGACGGTCAGTATGATCTCATGTTTACTTCACCCCCTTATTTTGGAATCGAGAAGTATGCAGAAGGATCTGCATCCGAAGACGATCAGTCTTGGAAAAGATACAACCAGTACGACCAGTGGAGAGACACATTCTTCTATCCTGTTATGGATGCTATGAAGAAGCACTGCAAGAAAGTTATGATTAATATTGTTGACCCTGTGGTTAATGGTAAACGTAATTATATTGAGAAAGATATCATAGACCGATATGGCATAGACTATGTTGTAGGTATGATGATATCCAAGAGACCAAATTCAAGTGACATGTCAGATCACTACAGAGTAGAGGACGATAAGAAGTTAAACTTTATCGAACCAATATACGTAATAAAACCTTGACATTGCCCCACCTATTTGTTATAATGAAACATTATTGAAGGATTACTTATGGATTTTTACACCAACGTTTCTCGTTATGGAAACAACCTACTGGTACGTGGATACCAGAATGGGCAACCTGCCCAACGCAAAGTTCCGTTTGAACCTACCCTATTCATCCCATCTAAAGTTGGTGGATCCTCTATGTCGTGGGATACTCTGGATGGCAACAAGGTAGAAGCAATCCCCTTCGAGAACATGAAGGAGGCAACCGACTTCTACAAAAGATACGAGCATGTAAGCAACATGTCTATCTACGGCAACACCAACTACATTGCACAATACATCCAAGAGCAATACCCCAACGATATCAAGTTTGACAGATCTCTGATCCGTGTAAACAATCTCGATATTGAGGTCGAGTCCAGTGAAGGATTCCCCGAACCAGATAGGGCAGAGTATCCTGTCATTAGTATTTGTCTCAGACAGAACGATGGCATCTACCGTGTCTGGGGTCTGGAGCACTACGAGAATTCTCGTGACGATGTATTGTTTGTACAGTGTGACTCTGAGCATGACCTACTATCTAAATTCCTTGAGCACTGGAGACATCACTCTCCAGATGTAATCACTGGTTGGAACGTACGGTTCTTCGATATGCCATACCTAATCAACAGGACTCTCAAGATCCTTGGTGACCAACGTGTCAAGCAATGGTCTCCGTGGGGCAACGTCAAAGAACGCACCCTACTTATGAATGGTAAGCAGAACCAGTTCTATAACATCGAAGGCATCGAGGTACTTGACTACCTTGAAGTCTACAAGAAGTTTACATACAACCTACAAGAATCCTACAGACTGGATCACATTGCCCACGTAGAACTTGGAGAGAACAAACTCTCGTATGAGGAGCATGGCAACCTGTTCACTCTGTACAAGGAAGACTACCAGAAGTTCATTGACTACAATATCAAGGACGTGGAGTTGGTTCACAAGATCGATGAGAAGTTAGATCTAATTACTCTGGTACTTACCATGGCATACCGTGGTGGTGTGAACTATACCGACACTCTGGGTACGACTGCTATCTGGGATGCTATCATCTACCGTTTGCTATGTAAGCAGAAGGTTGCGGTGCCACCCAAGGTAGAGAAACCCAAGACTCCATATCCAGGCGGTTACGTTAAAGAACCACAGGTTGGATCTCATGACTGGGTTACCTCGTTCGACTTGAACTCCCTGTATCCTAACATCATTGTACAATACAACATGTCACCCGAAACTGTCATGGACGGGTTCGTTAACAACGTGAGTGTTGATAAGTTTCTTGATGGGTCTGCCACTATGAGTGAAGACGGTTACTCTGTCGCACCCACTGGTGTAAGATTCACCCACAAACGTGAGGGTGTTATCCCCACGATCATTAAGAAGTATTACGCAGAACGTAGACTCGTGAAGAATGAGATGCTACGTCTGGAGCAAGAGAACCAAAACAATCCTACTAAAGAACTTGAGTACAAGATCACCTCGTTGAACAATCAGCAGATGGCAATCAAGATTCTTATGAACTCACTCTATGGTGCACTGGGTAACAAGTACTTCCGTTACTTTGATCAACGTGTGGCAGAGAGTATCACCCTTGCGGGTCAGTTGGCAATCAAGTGGGCAGAACGTGCCGTCAATGATGAGATGCAGAAAATCCTCAAGACAGACGAAGATTACGTTGTTGCGATTGACACTGACTCCGTTTACATTCGAATGGGTGCACTGGTTGACCAGTTCAACCCCAAAGATCCAGTTAAGTTTCTTGACAAGATCTGTGCAGACCACTTCGAGAAAGTTCTGGTAAAGTCATACGATGGTATGGCAAAAGTTACTGGTGCATATGATAACCGCATGGAGATGGGACGTGAGGTAATTGCCTCTCGTGGGATCTGGACTGCCAAGAAGAGATACATTCTCAACGTCCACAACAACGAGGGTGTCCAGTACAAAACTCCCAAGTTAAAGATGATGGGTATCGAAGCAATCAAATCCAGTACACCGCAGGTTGTGCGTAATGCATTCAAAGAAACGTTCGGTGTTATCATCAACTCAGATGAGACTGCTACCCAAGCACACATTGCCGACTTCAAGAAAGCATTCAAGAAAATGCCCCCCGAAGATATTTCATTCCCTCGTGGTGTCACCAACATAACCAAGTGGCACAACACCAAGACCGTCTACAGTAAGGGTACCCCGATCCATGTTCGTGGTGCACTCTTGTTTAATAAACAAGTCAAGAAGCAGGGTCTGGGTAAGAGGTTCGAACTGGTCAAGAATGGTGACAAGATTAAATTCTGTTATCTCAAACGACCAAACCCATTACAGGAAAACGTGGTGTCATATCCACTGAACATCCCCAAGGAACTGGGACTACACAAATACATTGACTACGATATGATGTTTACTAAATCCTTCCTCGATCCGATCCAAGTAATTCTGGACGCAGTCGGTTGGGACGCAGAACCCGTAGCATCACTGGAGGACTTTTTCGGATGAGAAAAAGACCACCCATGAAAACTACCAAGAAACAGATTGTGGATTGGTGTGAAAGACATATAGATGAATGTGATTATCCAGTAGATGCCTCAGAGATGGACACACATTGTTTTAGATGTGGTTATGAAAGACCAACTGAACGGGCACATACTGTCCCTTGGTCGAATTATGATTATGATCCCAAGTACGATTCACCACGATACTACAGATTACTTTGTAGTGAATGTCATGCAGAAGCACCCAATGTTATGGAAGAAACTGCAATGGACAAATGGATTATAGAATCGGCAGAAAAATATAATCTTCATAAATTTTATAATACCTACTGGAAACATAGAAATAAAATCGAAGAACTATTCGATAAAACTGGTCAACATGGATTTGAACCAATGAACCAATCAACGAAAGAATGGATTATAGATGAGTTCGTAAAATGGAAAGAAGATAGTCTTGAGAAAGAACTGCTTGACATGTCCGAATGAGTATGATATAATACTCGTATTGAAACTGAGAAGACTAAATTATGATTACAGATGAAGACTATTCGACTCTCATGGCAACACGTGCTCATGTTGCTTCTGACCCTAATTGGGGAACCCTTATCGCCGAGAAAGAGTTTATCAAGGGAATGTCCTTGCTTAATCCACAATCGTATGGTTCTCGTATTGAGAAAAGAATCATGCATGACGTACAAGGTTATAAGATCAAAGCATCTGAGAACAAGGGCGACATAGGTCTTAACGGTAAGAATGTTGAGGTAAAAGTATCTCTACTTAATTCCGTTAACGATTCACTTAATATGGTACAGGTCAGATTGTTTCATGATGTTGACTACTACCTATGTGTTGCATATGATATGAGAGATATATCTACGTACAAGAAATATGTTTTCTTACTGACACATGATCAGATGGCACACGAGTGCAAACGTGCACATGCCGCTCATGGTACTAAGTCAGTCAATGAATTAAATGAGAACGTAGAACTTCGTTTGCAAGTAAACTGTAATGAAGGTGATCGAGTCTTCGAGAGATGGCAGGATGCCTACGGTATAAATCTTAATGAGATAAACCAATTTGTATGAATTATGAATTAACAATTTTTAAAAGTCAGTTCGACAACAAGACCCATAAGAAAGTATCCCTTCCTTCGTGGGTTGAATTCGTTCAACTGCTGAAAGGTCTGAGTAATCAGAAAGGAGAGAAAGGTGGAGTGGATAGTAGTCCTCTTATTAGTCCTGCTGTTTTCCAAGACGGTGAGACACGTGCTAATAGATCTGTTAGTCATTGGGGTGGTTGGTGTGCTGTTGATGTGGACGATCACGATTTCACTAATGATGTTGGGACTTTAAAGGAGAACCTAAGTGAACAATTTTCTGATTTGGACTTTGTTTGTTACAGTACCGCTGGGTCTCGTGCTGAGTTACTTAAATTCCGTCTGGTCTTCCGACTTGACGAAACTGTTGAACAAGATAGAATCAAATCGTTCTGGTTCGCACTTAACACCGAACTCGGTGAGATTGGTGATCCGCAAACGAAAGACCTTGCTCGTATGTACTACGTTCCTGCACAATATCCAAATGCTCTTGATTTTTTCTTTGCTCATTCTGGTGGTAATGCGATAAACGTATCTGAGTTATGTGCGAAGCATCCATACGTAGAGAAGACAGGTAACTCTTTTCTTGATAGACTTCCACCAGAGATGCAGAGAGCAGTAATCGAACATCGTAAGGAAAGTCTAAATAATACCGACTACACATGGACATCATATCGTGACTGCCCATTCTTCCCTAAACGTATGGGTATGGAATATAGAGCAATCACAGACACAGGTTGGTACTTAAAGATGTATCAAATAATGGTGGCAATAGCAGGTCACGCAGTAGCAAAGGGATACCCGATCACGGCATCTGAAATCGCAACACTGTGTAAGGAGTTTGACTCTGAGACTGGTAACTGGTATGAGAACCGACCAATCCAGACAGAAGCAGATAGAGCATTGGAATATATTTACAGGAACGGATAATGAGAAAATATTTAATAACAGGTGCGGCGGGATTCATTGGATCTCAACTCGCAAGTAAACTACAGGAAGCAGGTGAAGATGTTGTCGGACTCGATAACTATAACGATCATCTATATGACCCATCTCTAAAAGAGGATAGGGTAATTCATTTTGGTCTGGATGTAAGACCAGTAGATCTGAGAGATGAAAGCAAACTTGCACAACTCTTGGCACGTGAGAAACCCACACACATTGTCCACCTCGCTGCATATGCGGGTGTACGTGATTCGTTCGGTAAAGAGAAAGCATACCATTCCAATAACATTGACGGCACACAGAACTTAATTGATCTATGCAAGATACATTGTCCAGAGGTACGTATTGTATATGCGTCAACCTCATGTGTATATGCAGGATCTGAATTACCATGGACTGAAGGTAACGAGGGTGGCAAACAATTGAACCCTTATGGATGGTCTAAGTGGACAAACGAATGTCAGTTCACTGCATCTGGTTTGAATGTTACGGGTTTAAGGTTCTTTACAGTATACGGTGAGTGGGGCAGACCAGACATGGCACTGTTTACATTTACTCAAAATATACTTGACGAACTCCCAATAACAGTGTATAATTATGGTAATATGAAACGTGATTTCACTTACGTGCAAGATATCATTAAGGGAATCGAACTCATATTAGAAGAAGATGTTAAGTCTGGAGAGATCTTTAATATTGGACGGGGTCAACAAGTTAACCTCATGGACTTTATTACTGAGATTGAAAAGAACACTGGCAAGAAAGCAATCAAGGATTTGCAACCCAAACATCCTGCGGATACATTAGAGACTTGGAGTAACACTGGTAAATTAGAATCACTGGGTTACCATCCAACTACAAGTATCCCAGAGGGTATTGCAAACTTTTATAAATGGTACAAGGAATATCACGGAGTATAATTATGGCAGATGATTTTGATAAGTTCGTCCCCAAGACAGATGGGGAACCACTACCCGACACAGTAAGTAAAGAGAACCCGTTGAAGATGGGTATTGTCGGTCATGGATTTGTAGGTAAGGCAGTGGAGTATGCATTCCACCACCACATGGTAGAACACTTCTTAGTTGATCCTAACTATGATACAAACATAGATGATCTTGTGAAGTGGGATCCATCTATAGTCTTTATATGTGCACCAACACCACAGAATCCTAAGAGTGGATTTGTTGATGCGTCTATTGTAGAAGATGCTGTACTGAAACTCATATACAATACGAACGCATTTGTTGTTGTCAAATCAACAGTAACACCAGATATAATCGACAGACTCTATAACTCTATAGAACCACAAGATATGGATAGGTTCATTTATAATCCAGAGTTCCTAACTGAGAAGTCTGCATGTGAGGACTTTGTGAATGCCGAACACCATGTGTTTGGTGGTACCGCAGACGCATGTGATGAACTGGCACAACTCTATGACATCTTCTCTCTATGTAAGAGTGACAAGTATTATAAGATGTCTGGATGTGAAGCATCGTTTGTGAAGTATGCCACGAATGCATACCTTGCAACTAAACTCACATTCTTTAATCAGTTAAAAGATCTGGTTGATGGATTTGATTGTAGTTACAATGTGGTCACTCGTGCTATGGGTGCAGATGATCGTATCGGTATCAAACATACAAGAGTCCCTGGCCCAGATAAGAAGAAGGGGTTCGGTGGTGCATGTCTACCCAAAGACACTATGGCACTGCTAAAGTTTTCGGAGTCAAGAGGTAGTGAAAATACTTTCGATTTATTGGAAAAAGTCTTGACAATCAACGGAAAATATCGTATAATGTATGATATAGATGAACGTGAAAAAGTTAATAATATAACATTTGGAGAAAGTGAATAATATGGGTTTGATGGATAAATTGAAAAAGCAGTCTACTGTAAAGGATACTGCAACACTTGCGACAAGCAAGTTCTTTGGTGTGACAGACATGGTGCCAACCGATGTCCCTATGGTAAACGTAGCACTGAGTGGAGATGCGGATGGTGGTGTAACGCCAGGATTAACAGTCCTTGCAGGGCCGTCTAAGCATTTCAAAACCTCGTTCGCATTGCTTATGGCAGGTGCGTACTTGAAACAAAAGAAGGACGCAGTAATGTTGTTCTATGATTCTGAGTTTGGTTCACCGCAATCATACTTCGAAACATTTGGTATCGATACTGAACGTGTATTACATACACCAGTAAAAGATGTCGAGCAGTTAAAGATCGACATTGTCGGTCAATTGGAAAACTTAGAAGCATCCGATGATGTAATCATTGTAATCGACTCTGTCGGTAACCTTGCATCTAAGAAAGAACTGGATGATGCACTTGACGGTAAGTCAGTTGCAGATATGTCACGTGCGAAAGCATTCAAATCATTATTCAGAATGGTAACTCCATACTTGAATATGAAGAAGATCCCAATGATTGCTATCAACCATACCTACAAAGAGATCGGTCTATATCCTAAAGACATCGTATCTGGTGGTACTGGTATCATGTATAGTGCTGATAATGTATGGATCATTGGTCGTAGACAGAACAAGACTGGTACTGAGGTTACAGGTTATGACTTTGTAATCAAGGTAGAGAAGTCTCGATTTGCCAAAGAAAATTCTAAGATACCTATTAGTGTATCGTGGGATGGTGGTGTAGAGAAATGGTCTGGTCTACTGGACGTAGGTCTGGCAGGTGGGTATGTTACTAAACCAAGTAATGGTTGGTATCAACGTGCAGGTACTGAGAATAAAGTCCGTAAAGATGTAACCCTAACTGAAGAGTTCTGGGCACCTATCTTTGCTGAGACAGACTTCAAAGAATTTCTGAAAAAACAATACCAGATAGGCTTGCAAAGTGTCGTAGAACTTGATATAATGGTTGAAAATGAAAACACTGGATCTTAACAAACCGTCCGAAGGTCTTGACTATGAGTTGATACCTGTTGAGTATGTCGATAATGAAGCAGCGTGGGATGTTCGCATCCTACGTGGTTCCTTTACCGAGACAGTGATCCGATACGGAACTATCCGTGTCGATGGTGAGAAGGATCACTTATCCTTTGACTTCCGTGTTGTGGAGTCACCAGAGTCTGGACTGAGTTCAGATGACGTGCCACTACAAGAACATGCAGGTGATATCTTGTTTGATATTCTTGAACGTGGAATGGATGAAGGATGGGTATACGGAACTGATAAATCTAAAGATAATGGAGAAGCAATTGGAAATAAAACTGGAACAAACAATACTGAGAAACTTACTCACAAATGATGCGTACACTCGTAAGGTCGCCGCATTCTTAGCACCCGAATATTTCGAGGGTGTATACAAAGGACT